TACATGGGCTTACCAACGGTTGGACAAATCGGCGGAGCCGCAACCGTAACACATTGCTCGTTCTGGCCACGAGCATACAATTTGATTTGGAACGAATGGTTCCGAGATCAAAACCTGCAGGACAGCCGTCCAGTCGACCTTGACGACGGCCCAGATTCACCTGCAGACTACACACTACAACGTCGTGGCAAACGCCACGACTACTTTACATCTGCACTTCCTTGGCCACAGAAAGGCGAAAGCGTTTCGCTGCCCTTAGGAACTTCTGCACCAATAGCTACAAATGCAGCAGTTAATACATCAGTTGGAGTACAAGCGCCTAATATTGGTACTGGAACATACCAAATGTATACAGCAGGCGCATTAGCTCCAGTATTAATTGCTAACACAACAACTACAGGTGGATTATATGCAGACCTCAGCGAAGCAACAGCTGCAACAATTAATCAATTACGCCAAGCATTTCAGATTCAAAAATTGTTGGAACGAGACGCTCGGGGCGGTACTCGATACACTGAAATTATTCGCGCTCACTTTGGCGTTGTCAGTCCTGATGCTCGTCTTCAACGTCCGGAGTATCTCGGCGGAGGATCGACCGATATCAATATCAATCCGATCGCTCAAACAAGCAGTTCTACTGTTACTGGATCGTCTACCCCTATGGGTACACTTGCTGCTATGGGTACTGCCCTGGCTCATAATCATGGATTTACTCAATCGTTTACTGAGCATGGTGTAATTATCGGACTGGTATCAGTACGAGCAGACCTTACTTACCAACAAGGCTTACCACGTATGTGGAGCCGTTCAACACGATATGACTTTTACTTCCCAGCCTTTGCGCATTTAGGAGAGCAGGCTGTCCTAAACAAAGAAATCTATGTTCAAGGAACATCTGCAGATAATGATGTCTTTGGCTATCAAGAACGCTGGGCTGAGTATCGTTATAAACCTTCACAAATTTCGGGCTTATTTAAATCAACTGCTGCCGGAACTCTTGACGGCTGGCATTTAGCCCAGAAATTTAATTCATTACCAACACTAAACGCAACATTTATTGCGGATACACCTCCATTAGATCGAGCTTTAGCAGTAGGCTCGGAAGCTAATGGACAACAATTTCTTTTTGACTCATTCTTTGATGTCAAAATGGCTCGCCCAATGCCCATGTACTCTGTACCTGGCTTAATCGATCATTTCTAATGTTGCCACTTGCACTTCCTTTAGCAACTGTAATAGGAGCCGGCATAGGAGCCGGCGCCAGCCTTTTAGGCGGTTCTAGACAAAACGCTGAAAATGCTAAACAAGCGGATAAACAAATCTCATTTCAAGCTGCACAAACTCAGCAGCAAATGGATTTTCAAGAAAGAATGCGAGCCACTCAATATAAAACTGCTGTTGCAGATTTAAAATCAGCCGGACTAAACCCCATGCTTGCCTATTCACAAGGCGGAGCGGGCACACCTTCAGGCGCAAGCGCCGGGGGTGCAACCGCACAAATGGGAAATCCTTTAGGAGACGCCGGCAATTCTGCTAAAGAAGCAGCTTTAGCGGTAGCTCAATACGCAAATATGCGTAATCAAAACGTCTTGTTAGAAGAACAAGCGGAAAAAACTAATGCTGACAAGTTATTATCACTTGATCAAGCAGCATATACACGAGCACAAACTGCTCGTGAAATAGAACAAATGCCTGGTTATGGCAAATTTGGTGCATTCAGAGATGCCCAAATTAATCAATTGCAAACTTCAAGTGCAATGCAGGCATCACAGAGTCGGTATACAAACGAGTTAACTTCGTTAGCAAAAACTGGAAGCGCACCTTCCAGTTCAAAACCAATTTATCAAGACATAAAGGGCATGCTTCATAGCCAATATGACAAATACCAACGTTACTTACCATTTGGAAAAATGAAATGAAAACACCAACTACATTTTTAAGAACCCAATACAACTACGATCACGACGCTGCGTCAAATGCGTCCGGGCTGGTTTGTGAGGAACCCACCCGGGCGCAGCAGCACCATAGAGACGAGTGTGATATTAATGTCATTCTTGAGCGTTTCGGTAAAACTGGTCAAGTACCCGTAAACGCAATTAGCGGTACTTATGGCGACTTTTCAGGCGTCCATGATTACCATACCGCAATGAATGCGTTAATCGCCGCAGAAAGCGAATTTGCTGCTTTGCCAGCCCAACTTCGCAATAAGTTTGCTAATGATCCTGCAAATTTAGTCCAATTCTTGGACAACCCAGATAATCGAGTCGAAGCTGAAAAGCTCGGACTCGTAAACATTAGCTCTACGGCTAATAACGAGCCTGCTTTAGCAGCCGAAAAACAAGTCACCGAGCCCTCAGAATGAGGGCAGCACAGTTACCTTACTTGATGTAACTGTGCTAGGTGACACCAATCACCTAAAAAACACGATAACCGAGGCCAAAATGTTCAGAAAAAAAGTAAATAAAACAAAGTCCGCTAGGACTTTCCGTAAACAAGCCGGTAAAACGGCTTACGCAAATCTTAAAACCAACCCTATGAGGGGTGGTATTCGACTTTAATTAACATAAGGACCACCTCACATGGCCTGTTATCACCCACTCACCGCTTACCTAAGTGGACACCAAACTAACAATGCGACCGGCAAGTCATTCCGCCGTGTCTCATTTAAAGAAACTGACGAGCATGATCGTCAGATTTCCTTGCCCTGCGGCCAATGCGTTGGCTGCAGGCTAGAACGCTCACGCCAGTGGGCAATGCGCTGCATTCATGAAGCGCAACTTCATCAAAACAATTGTTTTATAACCCTCACTTATGACGATGAACACCTACCAAAAGACCTTAGTCTCGACCATCGAGAATTCCAACTCTTTTTCAAAAGATTACGGAAAGCCAATCCACATATCAAAATTCGTTACTACATGGCTGGAGAGTACGGCTCAACACGTGGCCGACCTCACTTCCACGCCTGTATCTTCGGATACGATTTTCATGATAAGAAATTATTCTCGAGGACTTCCGCTGGTTCTCTCCTATATCGATCCCAAGAGCTTGAAAAGCTCTGGCCATATGGTTATTCCACCATTGGAGACGTTACCTTCGAATCAGCTGCATATGTTGCTAGATACATTATGCAAAAACAAACTGGAAAAGATAGACCCAAATCACTACACATATTGCGACCTTACAACTGGCGAATTAGTAAAATTACAACCTGAATACAACAAAATGAGCTTAAAACCTGGAATAGGCGCAGATTGGTATAAAAAATACAAAAATGATGTATACCCTCACGATTTCGTAGAAATTCGTGGAAAAAAATTAAAACCACCAAAGTATTATGATCAACTTTATTCTAAGGAAAACCCTTATGAATACGATCAAATACTTTACACAAGAGAAAAACAAGCTAAACTACGACCTGAAGAACATAGCTATGAACGCCTGCTCGTCAAAGAAACGGTTACAAAAGCTAAACTTCAACAACTTAAACGAAAACTCACATAAGGAAAAAACCTCATGAAACAAATCATATGTACCGTTAAAGATCGAGCCGCAGACGCATACGGCCGTCCGATGTTCGTACCATCTGCTGGAGTAGCTATACGTTCTTTCTCAGATGAAATCAATCGTAATAATGCTGAAAATCAGCTTTTCAATCACCCCGATGACTTCGACCTATATGAATTGGGAGAATTCGACGATAACACCGCATTATTCGCTTTACATGAACAACCAAAACTATTATCGTTAGGTAAACAAGTTAAAATTTCCTAACAAAACACCTCGTGGAAGGGCGGGGCGAAAGCCCCACCCTCTTCCAGAGGACACTACTAAGGACAACAATGCACCGCAATCGCTCAGTAAATACGCACCAATTCGCAATGGTGCCTCGCGCAGATATACCCCGATCAAAATTTGACGTACAAAGCGCACACAAAACAACTATCGATTCGGGCTATCTCGTACCCGTATACGTGAACGAAGTGCTCCCTGGGGACACGTTTAACTTTAAAATGACTGCCTTCGCACGAATGGCAACCCCAATCTACCCGATCATGGATAACATGAAACTGGATAGTTTCTTTTTCTTCGTACCAAATCGCCTGTTATGGAATAACTGGCAAAAATTTATGGGAGAACAAAATGATCCGGGTGATTCTATATCTTATATTGTTCCTACAACTACTAGCCCTGCTGGCGGTTACGCCGTAAATAGTCTACAAGACTACATGGGCTTACCAACGGTTGGACAAATCGGCGGAGCCGCAACCGTAACACATTGCTCGTTCTGGCCACGAGCATACAATTTGATTTGGAACGAATGGTTCCGAGATCAAAACCTGCAGG